ACGGCGCGATCGGTGAGGCAGTGCCAGAACAGCGCCGCGATCTCGGCCAGTTTAAGCTGTCCGGCACCCGCCCGCTCGACCAGCGCGAAGAGCGGGCCGAGTTCCTCTTCGGCCCGCACCAGCGCGTCGAACGTCGGACGAAGCAGATGGTCGTGTCCGGCGATCGGGAGCGAGGCTTCACCGCGCAGTTTGTTCGCGCTACCGCCTTCGGCTGCTTGAGCGCGGGTCGCACCATTAGGGGTCACGACGGCACCACCGCGCCGGAACTTTCCAGCTGCATGGAATAGGTCCGCTCACCGTTGAAATCGCCCGAATAATCGAGCCGCTGGACGAGGAAGCGACCGCGCATCTTCGCGCCGTCTTCGAAGCTCAGCTCGTACTGGTCGAGCGTGCCCGCCAGCGCATGGGTGCGGACCCGCGCTTCGGCATCCGAACCGAGGAAGATCCCGCTCGCCGAGACCGAGACGGAGCGCGTGCCCGCCCCGGACAACAGTTCGCGCCAGCCGCCGGACTGCTTGTGCGTGACGACCACGGTGTCGCCATTGACGCTCATCTGCGTGGTGCGCAGCCCGGCGACGGTTTCGTAGGATGGCGTAGCGGCGCCATCGCCGATCTTGAGAAGGAAGGCAGCGCCTTTCTGGGCGGTCATGGGTAGATCTCCTTTTTTGTTTTTCGCACGCCATTCGGCGTGCGATATCCTCGCGCCTGACGGCGCTGCGGGCGCGCGGTCGCGCTTGCGGACCCTTCGGGTCCGAGCTCCGCGACCAAGCCGAGATGTTTTGATGGGAACGGTCCGCGGCCAGCGGACCGCAAGGCCACGCGGCCGCCCCGCAGGTGCCCCGGAGCGAAGCGCAGGGAACAGCACCGAGGACGAACCCGCGGAGGCTGGCTCGAAAAACTAATTCTCTTCTAAAAGCCGAAACCGGTACTCGATCAGCACCGCTCTCAATCCCTTCGCTCGCCGCTCCGCGCGGCTGCGCAGGAAGTGTGTGCTCACGATGCGATAGCTCTGCTGGATCGGCGCCATGGTCGCCAAGCGGCGCTCGATCATGGCGATGGTCTCGGCCGTCGCGGCTCCATCATCGGTGCGATCCGCCAGTTCGAGCGCCACCCGCACCTCGCGGCCCGCAAAGGTCTTGCCGCTCCAGTCGGCAGCAGCGCTCGCGGCGATGCCGAGCCACGGTGGGCTGGCGGCGACGGGGCTTTCCTCCTCGACTGCGTTGAGCCGCACGGTTAGCGCGGGATCGGCGCGCAGCCAGGCGATCAGATCGTTGCGAAACAGGGCTTCCATGGGTTGGGTCTCAATTCGCGAACAGGGGCCAGAGATAGGGGGCGGAGCGCCAGCGATGGCCTTCGGGGCGCCGCTGTCGGGCGCGGGCGAGGCGATCGGCGCGCGCGGTCAGCGCGGCGGCGAGGCGGTCGAACGGATGTGTCGGCGCGCTCACAGGCGGAGCGTCCGGTAAGGTCGCCACAGCGCCGCGATCGCAGCCGGCGGAGGGCGATCGACCCCGCCGTCCCGCTCGCGATATTGCCAGGCGGCGAAGCGGACGATCCCTTCGGCGAGCGCGGAGGGTAACCCGGCCCAGTCGGCAGGCATTGCGCTGGGCTCGACGAAGCGCGCGCAGGTCTCCCAGCCCGCAGCCAGCAGCCGCAGCAGCAACGCATCCTCGCGCGGGCCGGAGATCGCG